CACAAGCACAAATCTTACAGTTGATGCTTATGGGCGTATTACGGCAGCGTCAAACGGCAGCGGCGGTGGCGGCATTACAACCGGCAAAAGTATCGCAATGGCAATGATTTTTGGATATTAAATATGGCAAACCCAAACATTGTTAACGTAACTTCTATCTATGGAAATACGACTTACTTAATTCCTAGCGCTACATCTGCCACAACTTGGACTGCTTTGACTCCTGCGGCTGGCACGGTCAACAAAATTGATAATATTGTTGCGTCAAATGTTACGGCATCCGTAGCAACCGTAACTGTTGCAATCAACAGCGCAGCGGCTGGCGCGGGCACAAACTACAGGCTTATCTATCAAATTTCTGTTCCTGTAAACGCTTCAGTTATTGTGGTAGATAAAAGCACGTCTTTTTATTTAGGTGAAGCGCAGTCGATTGTGGTAACTGTGGGAACAGCAAGCGCAATTGAATTAACTGCGTCTTATGAAGCTATTACCTAATGTCCAGCAGATATAAAGGTTCTGTTCTTTCCGTTACTCCGGTTACGGTATCAACTTCATCTGCTTTAGGAATATGGCGTACAAGTGACCAATTTCAAAATGCTTCTAGTTGGCCTGCACTATCTATTTCAGCAGAATATTTAGTTGTTGGCGGCGGCGGCGCTGGCGGCGGTGCGGGTAGCGATGCATCCGCAGGCGGCGGCGGCGCTGGGGGGTATAGGACAGGTTCTGGTTATTCTTTACCATCTGGGTCAACAACTACGGTAACTGTAGGCGGCGGTGGGGCAGGCGTAAACAATAATATTGGGGCAAGCGGAACTGCGTCTGTTTTTGGCACTATAAGTTCTGCTGGCGGTGGTTATGGTGGCGCTAATAATGCAAACCCTGCTGCTGGTGGCTCTGGCGGCGGCGGTCACCAACTACAACCAAATGGCGCAGCGGGAAATACTCCATCTACAAGTCCAGTGCAAGGTTTTGCTGGCGGCAATGGCGTTCAAATAGCCCCAAATTATGGCTCTGGCGGCGGCGGCGGTGCTTCTGCGGTTGGTGGAACTGGAACAAGTACCCAAGGAGGTGTAGGCGGCGCGGGGGCTTTAAACGCAATTATTACCAATACCTTTGTTGGTGTTGCAAGCATATCAACAAACACAACCTTAAATATTACATCGGTTACATCTGGTGCTATTACCAGGGGGACTGTGGTAGCTGGTAATAATATACCGTCTGGCGCTGTAATAATTGCCTTTGGCACAGGAACAGGTGGTGCAGGAACTTACACAATGAGCGCCGCTTCTACCGCTACTACTACCGGCGTAGCCATAACTAGCACGGGCGTTTACTATGCTGGCGGTGGTGGTGGTAGTTCCTACGGAGGTGGGTTTGGTCTTGGTGGCATTGGTGGAGGTGGAGCGTCTGCGTCTAGCCCAATTGCTGGAGGTGCAAATACTGGTGGTGGAGGCGGTGCGGCTTATCTTGGGGGCGTTTCCGGTGTTGGTGGGTCTGGAGGCTCTGGAAGGGTAATTATTCGTTACTCTAGTAATTTTGGTTTAGCGTCATCTACAACCGGTAGCCCGACCGTTACTACAATTAATGGATATAGAGTGTATGTATGGACAGCTAGTGGGTCAATTACGATCTAATCATGGCACATTTTGCACAACTTGACGAAAACAACAATGTTACAGCCGTAATTGTTGTTCACGACAATGAGTTATTGGTTAACGGGATTGAATCAGAAGCCAAAGGTATTGCGTTTTTGGTATTGTGGAGTGGCGGTCATCCATTTTGGAAACAAACATCTTACAACGCTACTATCCGCAAGAATTATGCTGGTATCGGATACACCTACGACCCCGACAGGGATGCGTTTATTGCGCCACAGCCGGGCGATAGCTATGTGTTAAATGAACAAACTTGTCAATGGGTAGAGTAAAATTCTATGAACCAATTTTTTGGGGGTAGCTTTTTTAGCGGTGGGTTTTTTGCGGAATTTACTGCTTTTTTTAACGGTGTTTTTTTTAGCGGCGGGTTTTTTGAAGCAGCGCCCGTTTACGTTACGCAACTTTTTGTCGAGTTAAGATCATTTACTGAAAGAAGGAGATTCTAATGGCGCTCAATCTTAAAGCTATTACCTCTGTCCTGGGCTACCAGCAGATCACCAGCTTGTCCGCTGCTACGGCTTTGACCGTACCCCAGAAAAGCATTGCTGGACTTGCGGGTTCGCCCCGAATTGCCATTATTACGCCGGAAACTCAAGCTGTTCGCTGGCGAGATGACGGCGTGGCCCCAACGTCTTCGGTGGGGATGCCCCTTGCAGCCGGTGTGACTTTGCAATACGATGGTGACTTGACTCAAATTAAATTTATTGAGCAAGCGGCCAGTGCAAAGTTAAACATTACTTACTACTCATAAGGAGCGGCTATGGACTTTCATGGCGAAGGTGGTTCTATGACCCCCGCAAATTTAATTGAATACATCCAAAAGCAGCTTCCTACTGACTTGACCACCTTGGTCAATTTACAAGCTGAATTGGCCCAGCGCCAAGGCGCAATGTCTGCGGTGCAAGACGCTACCGCTGACCGCGCTAAAGCGGCTGAAGAATTGGCTGCGGCGCAAGAGCAATCCGCTGCCATGCTTGCATCTGCCAAGGATAAAGAAGCTGCTGCCAAAGCCAAAATTGCCGATCTTAAAACCCGTGAAGACGCATTGGCTAATAGCGTAAGCGCATTTGAAGCGGCCAGCGTAGCGCGTGAAGCAACATTGGCAGCTAGGGAAAAGACATCCGACACCCGTGAGATGCACCAAGAACAGACACAAGATAATCTTGATGTTTTGAGTGCATCTTTAGCAGCCCAAGAATCTGCATTGCAAGCCCGTGTTAAGGCTTTTCAAGATAAAGTTGCATCAATTAGCGCGTAAGCGTTAGTTAAAAACGTACTGGTGCGTTCACCAGGGATTCTATGAAATCGAAAAAATGTCAGAAGAAAACCTAGCGGTAGTTGAATCCGCGCAAGCACCAGAAGTGACGGCCACTTCTGAAAATGCTACCAACGCGCCGGCAGAAGAAAACTCTGAAAAAACGCCTCGCGTTTATACGGAAGAAGAATTTAATCTTCATACGCAAAAACAAAGGGAAGGTTTTGAAAAAAAACTTGTAAGAGAGCAACAAAAGTGGGAACGGGAACAAGCGCAAAGAATTGCGGAAACGCAAACCTTGAGGGCACCGCCGGTTCAGTCTGCCGATCAATTTGAAAGCACCGAGGCTTACGCCGAGGCGCTGGCCTATCAAAAGGCTGAACAATTGATTGCCCAGCGTGAAGCGGCCAAGCAGCAATCGCAAGTTCTTGAGAGTTATCACGACAAGGAAGAAGAAGCGCGGAGCAAGTACGATGACTTTGAACAAGTAGCGTACAACCCCAAACTTTCGGTCACCGAAGTGATGGCAGAAACGATTCGGTCTTCGGACATTGGGCCTGAGTTAGCTTACTACCTCGGAACCAACCCCAAAGACGCGGAGCGTATCTCACGATTAGCGCCACTTGCACAGGCAAAGGAAATTGGGAAGATTGAAGCCAAATTGGCATCTGATCCACCAATGAAACGTACTACATCAGCGCCAGCGCCGATTTCGCCTGTCACTGCCCGATCCACTGGATCACCGGCCTATGACACTACGGACCCCCGGTCTACCAAGACCATGACGGATTCGCAGTGGATTGAAGCCGAACGGCTGCGACAACGAAAGAAGTGGGAAGCGCAAAACCGCTAACTTTTTTTAAGGACTTTTTTCATGGCTAATAGTATCCTAACCATTGACATGATCACCCGAAAGGCTCTCGAAATTCTCGAGAACAACCTGGTGATCACCCGCAACGTAAACCGACAGTACGACGACAGCTTTGCTGTAAGTGGTGCAAAAATTGGTTCTACTCTGCGTATTCGTTTGCCCGACCGCGCTTTGGTCACTGACGGTGCCGCCCTGCAAGTTCAGGACGACAACGAGCAGTTCACCACTTTGTCTGTCGCCTCGCAAAAGCACATCGGCGTGAACTTCACTTCCGCTGAATTGACCATGCAGTTGGACGATTTTGCAGAGCGTGTATTGAAGCCTCGTATCAGCCAGTTGGCCTCCAGCATTGATGCTGATGTTGCCAATGCGTACAAGACTATTGGTAACACTGTCGGCACCCCCGGTACAACGCCAGCTACTTCTTTGGTGCTACTCCAAGCCCAGCAGAAGCTGAACGAAGCCGCTGCTGTAATGACGCCCCGCTATGCAACGGTTAACCCTGCTGCAAACGCCGGTTTGGTCGAAGGCATGAAAGGTTTGTTCAATCCAACTGACACCGTGAGCCGCCAATTCAAAAACGGCATGATGGGCACTGGCGTGTTGGGTTACGAAGAAATCAACATGAGCCAATCTATCAAGCAACACACTACTGGTTCGCGTGACGCTAGTGCTTCTACCACGGTTGGCTCTACGGTGACTACCGAAGGCTCTTCCACTTTGAGCTTGGCTCAAGGATCGGTTACTACAACCATCAAAGCCGGTGACGTGTTTACCATTGCAGCTTGCTCTTCTGTAAACCCGCAAACCCGTGAAACCACTGGTTCGCTGTTTCAGTTTGTGGCTTTGGCTGATGCAACTGCTGTGTCTGGCACTTGGACTGTGACTGTGGCTGCCATGTACTCCGCTGCTCACGCACTGGCTACCATGACCGCCCTGCCAGTATCTAGCGCTGTTGTGACTTTTGTGGGCACCGCTTCTACTGCTTACGCACAGAACTTGGTTTACCACAAAGACGCCATTACGTTTGCTACCGCTGACTTGTTGATGCCCCAAGGCGTTGACATGGCTTCGCGTGCAGTGCATAACGGTATCAGCTTGCGCGTTGTTCGTCAGTACGACATCAACAACGACCGTATGCCTTGCCGTATTGACGTGCTGTATGGCTTTAGCACCATTCGTCCACAGATGGCCTGCCGCATCTGGGGTTGATCAATTATTTTTGAAGGAAATTTATCATGGCTATTCCTAACTCTGGCGGTGGTTATCAGTTTACTGATGGCAACACCAATGAAATCATTATGGGCGTTCAAGCAGCGCCTAATACGGCGACTGCTACGGCCACTTTGACCGTTGCACAAACCACGGGCGGTATCTTGGTAGGTAATCCAACTACCACGGCGGCATCGTACACGTTCCCAACT